ATGTGTCTGCTTGAGCATGAACTTCTTACAAATAGAAAAGAAAAGAAGTGGGATCAATACTACAACAGGCATTTGGGTGATCCGCGATACATCGATCAAAGTGGAGAAAATAATCATAACTATAAGCATGGATTGCGCAGAAAAGATTGTTCTGAAGAAGAAAAGAAAAAATATAATGCCATGAAATACCACAGGGACAAAAGTAACGAAGAATGGTATCAGAAACAGTTATTAAAAGGCAGAAAACGATATGAAAAGAATAAAGAAGAAAAGTTAAAACAGAATAAAGAATATAGGGATAAAAATAAAGATGAACTAAATGCAAAAGCAAGAGAAAAGTATCGAGAGAATAGACAAGAGAAACTGGCACGAAACAAAGCATACTATGAAAAGAATAAAGAACAAATATTAAAAAAGAATAGAGTATCCAACAAAAAATGGAGAGAAGAAAATAAAGAGTATTTGAGAGAGTATCAAAAAAAACGGAATGCCAAAAAGAAAGCAGAGAAACTCGCTCAACAAACTGGTGCGACTTTACCTATATAGCAAACTCTACCCATATAACTTTTAGTTATACCTATATAACAAAATAATCTAGATCTTTTTGCAAAACGGGGTTGACCACAACTCCGTACTTCTATATACTGGTTCTGTAAATGAGAGGTAACCCTATGCAAAAAGACATTCTCGCACGACTCCTAGCAACAGAGAACATTACTGTTGTTCACGAAAATGCACAGACTGCATCTTTCAACGTGAAAGATCGTGTGCTAACTCTACCACTGTGGGATGATCTCACAGGTGACAACTATGACCACTTTATCGGACACGAAGTCGGACACGCCCTATATACTCCTGAAGAAGGTTGGCATGACGCAGTGTGCGAAAAAGGTCGTGGTTACAAGACTTTCCTTAACGTAATCGAAGATGCACGTATCGAACGTATGATTCAGGTCAAGTATCCGGGTCTGCGTCGTAACTTTATCAACTCTTACAAGAAGTTACTCGCAGACGGTATGTTCGGTGCTGATCTGGATGAGATCAATATGTATGACTTGATTGACCGTATCAACTGCCACTTCAAACTAGGTGCTTCTGCAGGTGTACGCATCGAAAAAGATGAGATGTGTTGGATCAAAGAGATTGATGAGTGTACTACTTGGGAACAGGTAGTTGACATTACTGACCGTCTCTTTGAGCAAGAAAAGCAGAAGATAGAAGAACAACAAGAGCAGATGCAAGAAGAGCAGATGCAAAAAGGTGAGGGCACTGCCGATGACTCCGACGATGTACAAGAAGTTCCGCAGGAGCAGGAAGATTCAGACTCTGATGAAGATGACGATGGAGAGCAGGGAGAGACTGATCAGATTGACGAAGAAAGTCAGGATGATGCGGAGGAGGAAGAAGAGGGTGAGTTAGAAGACCCTATGTCCAAGACCGAAGAGGCACTCCATGAAAACATTCGTAAAGAATACAATGGTGATGGACTGACACGGGTATACAACCTGCGTCTCAATATGAATGATCCTTCACCGCTGATCATCGGTTACAAAGAAGTGATGACGTTCCCTACTGACGAACGTATCTTCACTTACGGTGCAAACCTACTCAAGCAGTTCCAAGTTGATAATAAGAAGACTATCAACTACATGGTTAAAGAGTTTGAGATGAAGAAAAAGGCATCTGAGTATGCACGTACTTCACTTGCAAAGACTGGTGTGATCTGTCCAGTCAAGATGAACAACTACAAGTTCTCTGACGACATCTTCCGTAAGATGGCAGTGACTCCAGAAGGTAAGAATCACGGCATGGTAATGTATGTCGATTGGTCTGGTTCAATGCATAAGCATGTCAAACCAACTATCGATCAGATGCTAAACCTTGTAATGTTCTGTCGTCAAGTCAACATCCCATACCGTGTGTATCTGTTCAGTGATCGTTTCGACGGTGATACTGCAGGTCTTGTCAATGGTGTCAATCAGAATGATCTGACATACAAGACTGGGTTCCGTTTGCTTGAGGTGTTCAACAACAAGATGAACCGTTCAGACTTTACAACGATGGCATCTATCATGCTTGCAGTTGGTCAGAACTACTCTTCTTATGTGAACTACCACTTGCCTTGGCAGTTCTATCTTGGTGGCACACCGCTCGATGATGCAATCATGGCAAGCATTCACATTCACAATGAGTTCAAGAAGTCTAACCGACTCGACATTGTGAACACTGTGTTTCTAACTGACGGTGACAGTCACCCACTAGAAGCAAACCTCAAGAGCAACTTAGAGTATCGTGGCATCCAGTCAACATCACTGTGGTACACAAACCGTGAGTCAATCATGAAGTTCATCGATCCTGTTACCAAGAAGCAGTATCGTGTTCAGAAGAAAAACTTCACCAAGGCATTGCTTGAAATGTTTCGTGACCACACTGGTTCTAACGCAATCGGATACCGTATTGTGACTATGAACAAGAATCGGTTGCGTAGTGAACTACGCGGTGTTGGCAATGAGAAGTTTGAAGAGATTCACAAAGAACTCAAGAAGGATCGGTTCAGCACCATCCCTAACCAAGGTTATACTGAGTTCTTTGCAATCGCAGGTGGTAAGGCACTAGAAGTTGCAAACACCACTATGGATGTTGCGGATGATGCGAGTGTCGCAAAGATCCGTACAGCATTCAAGAAGGCAAACAGCAACCGTAAGAGCACACGTCTCTTATTGACAAAGTTTATCGACTTGGTTGCATAGATTGAAAAATACCATTGTACAGGTGGTGTCAAATTTGAGATACTACCTGTGTTGATTGAGAGAGGTGAGTATGAAAATCGGTGATAAAGTTCTAGTGAAACTCCCAAAAGAATTCGGTGACAAGTTCAACCTTGTATGGGTTGAGGGTAAAGTCATTGGAGAGACTGCACAAGGTCTCAAGGTCTACACAGAAACACGAAAAAGAGCACACCCTTACCCTTGGACAAAAATCCAAGAGTTAGTTTGAGAAATTGAGAGAGAGATATATTATGAATTTGAATCGTCCACAAACTGCCTTGATCGAGGCAATCAATGAGAAGTTCGGCACCACTGCTACCAAGGCACAGATCGTCGAACTGTGTGAAGAGAACGGTTTCCGTAAACCATCATTCATCTTCAATAACAAAGATATGCGAGTAGGTCGTGGTCTCTACGAAGTTCCGATGCTACTCAAGGTTGTAGACAACGTTGTCCCTATGCAACAAGCAAATACGTCTGCAACACTGACTGCAGAGTTTGACGGGTTCAAAGAGAACCTAGTCCCTTCAGTCGATCCACTGTTTGTTCCATTCGGCAACTACAAGACTGTCGAGAAAATCGTCAAGTCTGGTATGTTCTATCCAGTTTACATTACTGGACTGTCTGGTAACGGCAAGACTTTCTCTGTTGAGCAAGCATGTGCAAAGACAAAACGTGAAGTGATCCGTGTCAACTTCACACTTGAGACTGATGAAGATGACTTGATCGGTGGTTTCCGTCTTGTCAATGGTGAGACCAAGTTCTTCAAAGGTCCAGTGATCGCAGCTATGGAAAAGGGTGCAGTCCTTCTCCTCGATGAGATTGATCTTGCAAACCCTGCAAAGATTATGTGTCTGCAGTCAATCCTTGAGGGTAAGGGATACTTCATCAAGAAGACTGGTGAATACATCACACCTGCTGACGGTTTCACAGTTGTTGCAACTGGTAACACCAAGGGTAAAGGTTCAGAAGATGGACGGTTCATCGGTACTAACGTGATGAACGAAGCATTCCTAGAACGTTTCCCAATCACTTGTGAGCAGGACTACCCACCAACTACTACTGAGAAAAAGATTCTCGGCAAAGTGTTTGATGACTTGGGTGTCGATGATAAAGAGTATTGTGAGAAGTTAGTCGATTGGGCAGACATCATTCGTAAGACATTCTACGATGGTGGTGTTGATGAGGTGATCTCAACTCGTCGTCTAGTCCACATTGCAAAAGCATTCAGCATCTTTGGTGACCGCATGACTGCAATTGATATGTGTATCAACCGTTTCGATGAAGACACCAAGACTTCCTTCCGTGAGCTGTATGCCAAGATCGATGCGGATGTCGTAGAAGAAGAACCACTTGATGACATTCCATTCTAAGGAGTATAAATAGTTTCTCTCTAGGGGGTTGACAAACCCCCAATTTTTTAATATACTGTAACATATTGTTATTTCTAATAAAAGGTGAATGAATGGAAATTCAAGTTGAACTAACTGAATTAAAGAAACGCAAGATTTTTGTTGCAACACCAATGTATGGTGGCAACTGTCACGGCATGTACTGTAAGTCGACTGCCGATCTTGCAAAACTCGCATCACATTATGGTGTAGAAATCAAATTTTTCTACCTGTTTAATGAGTCATTAATCACAAGAGCAAGAAATTACTGTGTAGACGAATTTCTGCGTTCAGACTACACTCACTTAATGTTTATTGATTCGGATATTGGATTTGATCCAAATGACGTGTTGACACTTGCCGCGATGATGGATCCGAATGAAGAGACCCCCAAAGAGATTATGTGCGGTCCTTATCCTAAGAAAACTATCGCATGGGAAAAAATCAAACAAGCAGTTGATAAAGGATTTGCTGATGAGAATCCAAACAACCTTGAAAAGTATGTGGGTGATTATGTATTTAATCCTGCGCAAGGTACAAATCAGATTCGTATCGATGAACCTGTATCGGTACTTGAAGGTGGAACTGGATTCATGATGATCACTCGATCTGCTTTTGAAAAGTTTGATAAGGCATATCCAGATTACTCATACAAACCAGATCACGTTCGCACAAAGCACTTTGATGGCACACGTGAAATCATGATGTACTTCCAAGCACTGATTGATGAGAAGTCAAAACGATATCTATCTGAAGACTATATGTTCTGTCAGTGGATGCGTGAGTGTGGTGTTGAAACATGGATGGCACCTTGGATGCGTTTACTTCATACTGGTTCATATACATTTGGTGGTTCTCTATCAGACATTGCTCAATTGGGTGCAAGTGCTACTGCTGATATTGATAAAATTAAGAAGATGAAGAAGTAATGAGCAAATTTCGTTATGATGAAGATAAGTATCTGAAAGAACTTTTCAAATATATTGAAGGTACTTATGGTGAGCACTATAGTAAAAACAAATTCCAAGCAACAGAATTCATCATCGACTCCGGTCATGGTGATGGATTCTGCATTGGAAACATCCTTAAGTATGCACAGCGTTATGGAAACAAGGATGGATACAATCGAAAAGACTTGCTAAAAGTACTACACTATGCTATTATTGAACTATACGTA